CAACCAAAAAGCGCCGTAGCGATCAGTTGATCCATTAGTCATATATTATTAGTTAAAGTAGCGTGGAAGCGTATTATAGTTAGTCTACGTAGTAGGGCATTAAGGGTTTCTTCATCGACATCAGGATACCAACAGCGGGGGTCTAGATTACTTGTGATCCATATCGTTGTTGCGCAAAGAGGTCTGCTTGACCCTTTGATCTCCACACGGACTGGGTAGCGATCCAGCCATCGCAGGAGGTGAGATATGTCGATACCTCCACGAAATTCGTCGATGACAACATGTTTTTCAGAGCTGTAGCCACACCAGAATTTTGTCCGTGGATCTTTACAATAACTTTCCATTCCGGCTTCGTCCCATGCCCTACGACTTTTACCTGTGCCGGTGGTTCCCCAAAATACATTGCATGTTCTTTCCATTCCAATAGGTTTATCATGGTCGGCACGAATAGATCGGAGGGCACTATAACTCGTAATTCGAGCATGCGCTGGGATGGCCATGAGGTCCCCGGCGATGGCGGCGGCCCAAACTTGCTCCCAGTCTGTTTTAGAGTTTCTGCGTATGGGTTTAGTTCCAAGTTCAAATCTACAGGGTAAACTTTATATTACCTTGTTCCTTCAACTGCTGTGTCATCTTTCCAGACGTATTCAGAGGCCAATTCACTTCTGGAAAGCTCTGCATGATAGGGACCGAAGACTGTTCTAACTGTGGCCAAAGAAGCTTTCGAGCGAAACGAGCAGATAAGTTGCCAGTGGTTGAATCCATTCTCCCCGATTTCTCTTTGGCCTTTAATCCAGGAGCATTGCGGGGGGATGTATGGGGTGTAGGCGTGACCTGGGATCGTGAGCATCCAGAAAACGCCCTGTCTTCTACCATTTGTTCTTCGAGTTGTTGTAGGTGTTCCTCTTCCATTTTGTGCTGGTACTTGTTCCATTCTGCCATTTATACAGATGACGAAACAAGTCACGCTTTATATACACGAGGACACAGACGGGGTTTTTGCATAATGTGTAACATGACCGTGTGATGGCGGGGGGTCTAGAGCGAGAACTGAGAACCGCGATAGTAAGGTAATAACTGGATGATTCTCATCCTGACGTCCTTACTATTTCGCGTAATTACCCTTGAACTTTATTTGTAATAGGATTTTCAGGTAACGTAGTTAGACCTTCAGTACCAACAGCAGCATCATAGAATGAATATTTCCGTAAAATATTCCCACGTCTTTGATTAAGACCTGAACCAATGATAGGTACGTCGAATCCAGTTTGTTCCGGCATTTGCATCTTATAACATAATTCACCAGTGAATTCCAATAAAGGATCTACATTTCCTTCCGTATTATCTATAGTATAAGCAGGGATTCCATGTTCGTCGTTATCCAATTTAGAAGTATAGTTTTCACATCTCAATATAATAAAAGGCGCTTTACACCATTTTTCAAAATCTTGGAATTGTCCATTTTTCCAGGACTTGCCCCACTTGTATTCCATATTTTTAGGACCTTGAATATAAAAGTTTTCCTTCTGTCCAGGGCCGATAATAATACGTTTCATATTGTAGTTCCATTCAGATTTCATTCCATTAATTTCCAATGGAGAGTTATTATAATCAGTAGTTAAATAAGCACCATTCAGTTGCCCCATATTTTGCTGATCATTCACTCTCTGAGCCCATTGGACAAGAGGCTTTCTTAATACATTCGTTGAGGCAACAACAGTTCCATCAGTCTGGAATGTTGTACTAAGAATCGTTCCACGTACTTTAGGTTCGCAATCATAAACGTCTACAATAAAAGTTCTTGCAGTGTTGTTCATCATATTAACTTTAAAGTAGGAATTAATTACAGTACAAGAGAAACCAGAACCAGAAGCACCGGCTCCCGCTCCTACACTAATAGGGGTTACAACACCAAATGTTTGTGTCAATGGCACATCTTGAAATATAGTTTTACATGCCTGAATGATAGCAAACGGAGAAAATAGAAAATTACCCCATTCAATACCGCCAAAAATCTCACAAAGATCTTTTTGGCCGTTTGAATTAGCAGCAATAGGGAAATTCCATCCTCCAGAATAGTAAGATTCAACTTTTCCAGAGAATTTAGTAGCATCAAACACTTGTTTCACAGCCTTAGTGAATCTAGGATCTAATTTGATTTTCTTTTTGCCATCACCTTTCTTCATAGATTTAGGACCTTTAATTAAGGTTTTCTTGACCGGAGCAAAGGTTGAAGCAAGTTGTTTATCAGCAATGTCTCGAGAGACACGCGTTCGTTTCGGAGGAGCAGAACCAGATGCATGTTTACCAGGAAACCAACCAGACATTTTTTTTATTTAGTAAGGACGAGATCCAGTAACTCGAAAAGGTCTTGATCCTATTACCTTATACGTCCTAATTTTGTTGTTGTAAAGATGCCGTCTATATCTCCAATTGTCAATAGTAGAGCCAATTAAAGGGGCGAATTGCCATCCCCACCATCCTTTACCCTTGGCAGCCTTAGCAACTTTACGACCTGAATTTCTCCAAAATTGATAAGTGGACCTAACCTGTTTTTGTTTGTTTTGGTTATAATACGGTTTATTATCTTTATAATATTTATTATATACCATTTATTTTAGTTAAACCTCATACGCTTAAACATTCTACCCAATGTTTTTGTATAACGTTTCCTCTTTCCCTTGTATTGATCTCCTCCATATTTTATACTACGAGCAATACCAGCTGGGTGATAAGAGGTGAGTCTTCTTTTTCTAAACCATCTAGAAGCATTAAATTTAACCATAGCTCTAGATCTATTTCTTAGGTTTCGATTATGTTGTAACTGATTCAGCACTGTTTTGGAGTAGAATTGTTTCCAGTTTGCATTAGCTGACCCAGTATTTCGTCTGCGAAGGTGTCTTTTCCAAGGAAACGGAGCACGAGGACGATGGTACTTCCCAGCAGGAGTGCGCAACCAAAAAGCGCCGTAGCGATCAGTTGATCCATTAGTCATATATTATTAGTTAAAGTAGCGTGGAAGCGTATTATAGTTAGTCTACGTAGTAGGGCATTAAGGGTTTCTTCATCGACAT